GCTTTCGTCGGTAATCAATCGCATCGATCCCGTGGAGACCCCTCTCTACAGCAATGCCAAAAAAGAGGTCGTTAAGGGCGTATTTCACGAGTGGCAGGTCCAGGATCTTGCCGCGGCCGCGGAGAATGCGGTTAATGAGGGCGCAGATGCGAACTACGCGGCGGCGACCCCGACCACGAGGCACGGCAATTATTGCCAGATCGGCCAGAAGAGCGTGTCCGTTTCTGACACCCTCGACGTGACCGACAAGGCGGGACGAGACCGTGAGGTCGCGTACCAAAAGTCCTTGAAGGGCATGGAACTCCGCAAAGACATCGAGAAATCCCTGGTGTCCGATCGCGCGCGCAGCGGCACCGATCCTCGGTATGCCGGCACGTTCTCGTCGTGGATCACCAACGCCTCGATCTCGACGGCTGGCACCACCTCGGCCTTGCCGGCTGGGACTGGGGCTGATATCCCAACCTTCGCCGGTAATGACCGCGCTCTCACCCTCGCTCTTATCGATGAGGCTATGATCGCGGCGTATAACGACGGGGGTCAGCCGGACATGCTCGTCCTCAGCCCGACAAATAAGGTCAACTTTTCTGACCTGTCTTCGGGCTCGGTTTCTACTAATCAGATCAACTATACTGCTCCACGCGAAGCAGCCATCGTTGGTTCGGTTAGTCTTTACCTGAGTGACTTCGGCGAGTTGTCGGTGGTTATTGACCGGGCCATGGCTAACGATCGTGCCTTCCTGATCGACAGCGATCATTACTCGATCGGCTCGCTGACCGGCCGCAATTTTAAGGTCAACACGATTGGGAAAACGGGTGACTCCACCCAATTCCAAATCGTTAACGAGTGGACCGTAAAATGCACCCCCAAGGCTCACGGTGCGGTCTACGATCTGTCTGGCTCCTAAATTTAGGAGTTAATCACTACCGCGCGGGCACCCACGGGTGTCCGCGTTTTCCTTCCGCATCGTGAGATGCACATTCCCTCAGATGGAAATTCTCCTATGGCCGTTCCGCACATAATTACGTCGCGTCCAGACATTGGCTACGAGAGCCGCCTGGAGTACGACGAGGACCTCGGTGTCGTCGGCGTGCAGCGCCAGAATGTCGACGCGATCAAGGAGAGCGCCAACGCCCAGCGGAACGCCTGGGCGCCCACGGCCATGAAAAATACCCAGGACCACCGGGAGAAAGTCGCGGACATCCCCGCGGTGATGTATTACGAATTGCTGGGCCGATTTGGCCGCCCTGATCAGAACCCCACCGCATGGTGGAAATGGGTGCGCGAGAATAACGCGTTCGCCACGACCCGACGGGTGCTCTGATGGCGATCACTACCTACGCCGAACTGAAAACCGCCGCGGCGACGTGGCTTAATCGCAGCGATCTTACCGACAGAATTGACGAGTTCATCGATCTCGCCGAATCTCACATGGATCGAGTGCTGAGGTCGTCCGTACTAATCAGTCAGGCTGAGGCCACCGTCGACGAGGAATACGAGGATTTGCCGAGCGACTACGCCGCGATGATCCGTCTGTATATTTCCAATCTCAACCCTGTGATTGACCTCACCCCATTATCTCCTCAGGGGCTGATAAACCAGTACCCGAGCACGACGACTGGACGGCCAGTAAGTTACGCGGTGGTTGGTGATCGCCTCCAATTTCGACCGATCCCAGACGGCAGCGCTTACACGAGCTCCCTGTTGTATTACCGCAAGACCACGGGGATGTCGCTGTCTGCGACAAACACGACAAACGTGGTGCTGACGGCGCACCCGGACATTTACCTGTATGGGACGCTTTGCGAGGCCGCGCCCTTTTTAATGGATGACAAGATGCTGACCCGCACGATTGCTCTACGGTCTCAGGCTATCGACGCGGCAAACAATTCGACATCGGAGGCGTTGGCGCCGGCCACCGCCCTGGTAATGCAGCATGGATTGAGGATGATCGCATGACCACAACTTGGAGCACCGTTTCTGGCGCCGTCGTCCAATCGGTCGCTGACGCCGCGGCGACAAGTGCCACGGCATCGGCCACCAGCGCCACCGCAGCCGCCGCCAGCGCCACAGCCGCCTCAAGCAGCGCGACCAGTGCAGCGTCTGAAGTGGCCCTTGCGACTGCCCAGGTGGTTCTAGGAACGGCTCAGACAGCCCTCGCGACCAGTCAGGCAAGTGCCTCTGCTACCTCAGCCACTGCGAGTGCGGCCTCTCTTGCCGAGTTCAATGGTATATATTACGGATCCAGTGGCACGGCTCCGACCACGAGCATCGCGGTAGGCGACATATATTTTAACAGCTCCAGTAATCAGCTCCAGGTCTACAACGGTTCTAGTTGGCAAGCCGGAGTAACCGACACGGCAGGACTTCAGAGTGTCGACGCTGGACTCACTAGTATTTCCAACCTAACCACCGCCGCCGACAAAATGATCTACACGACTGCCAGTGATACATACGCCATATCTTCGCTAACTGGAGCTGCACGAGCGCTTCTGGACGATGCTGATTCGGCAGCACAGCGCACCACGCTAGGGCTCGGAACCATGGCGGTGGCAGCGACCTCCGATTATTTGGCTAAATCCGGCGGCACCATGACCGGGCAAATCGTCGCTCACTCCACCGGGGTGCAATTCTCTGACGGTACGAGCCAGACGACAGCTCCCGTGGCTGGCGTCACACTAGGCAAAGCTATCGCATTTTCACTCGTTTTCTAGGAGGCCACAGCAATGGCTGAGCCAAATATTACAGCGGTCACCTCGATACTGGGCAAGATGGCTGTTCTCGTGGTAACTACTAGTCCAGTAGCAATCCTCACTACTGCGACTAACCATGTGAGTAAATGCAACTCACTAATCATAGCAAATGTCGATGGCACAAACGCGGCATCCGTTGATGTAGATATTTATCGCAGCAGTGTCGCGTACAGTATTGCTAAAACAATTACTGTTCCAGCCGACGCCTCGCTCGATGTTCTGAGTAGTCACATCTATTTGCAGGAGGGTGACGCCCTCCGGATCACAGCCAGTGCCACTGGCGATCTCCAAGCGGTGTTGAGCTACGAGGACATTTCCTAATGGCCGGGAACGGCGGGATTATTGGCCCACAAACTACAGCGCCGACTGTTTATGTCGGCGCGGGAATGTGGACGTTGGAAGAAGCGCAAGTTTCTCGTGGAGAGAACATTTGGCCGGTAGCTGATCGGGTAGATGTTGAATGGCTGGTTGTCGCTGGTGGTGGGGCAGGAGGTCAAAGCTATGGCGGCGGCGGCGGCGGCGGCGGGGGATTCCGCACCAGCTACGGAACCAGTGGAGCGGGATCAAGCGCCGAAGCTAACATCAGCGCCGTTGTTTCGGGAACGTTGACAATTACCGTAGGCGCCGGAGGGGCTGCTGCGGCAAGCACTGGGTATTACGTTGGATCGCAAGGTTCGGCCAGCTCATTAGCTGCGGGTCCAGCATTCACGACAATTTCCTCTGTCGGCGGCGGATACGGTGGCTCTTACAATGCTGGTTCGCCGCTCTATGATGGCGGTCCTGGCGGTTCCGGCGGAGCCGCTGCGGCTCGAGATAATTTCGTTCCAGGAACGTCTGGCGGTGCGGTTGGCGGTGCAGCCACTTCCAACCAAGGGTTTGCTGGTGGTTCGGGCGGAACAGGTAATTATGGTTATTATGGCGGCGGTGGTGGTGGTGCTTCTGAAGTTGGGACCTCCAGTACGCATCTGGCTGACGGTGCAGCGTCAGCGCCTGTTGGAGTCCGATGTGACGGCGGCGACGGTCAAGCGACAACAATATCAGGCTCTTCCCTGTCGTATGCTGGCGGCGGTGGCGGCGGTGCCGTTGATTACGGGGACGGCACCCCAGGGCTGGGGGTAGGCGGCGCAGGTGGCGGCGCGACTTCTTCTGGGGGGGCTGCTAGAAATGCGGCAGCTAATACAGGCGGTGGAGCAGGAGCCTTCGCGACCCCCACGGGAACTGGGGGAATCGGCGGCTCGGGGATCGTAGTGCTGAGAGTTTTAACCTCGGATTACAGCGGGACCACCACTGGCAGCCCAACGGTATCGACAGACAGCAGTCACACCGTGCTGACGTATACAAGCTCAGGAACATATACAGCATGACACATTTTGCACAGATTGAGGACGGCGCGGTTGTCCAAGTCATTGTCGCTGAACAAGATCACGTTAGTTCCCAGCCAGGAACCTGGGTGCAGACCTCGTACAATACAAAAGGCGGCATCCATTATGGCCAGAACGGCGAGCCGGATGGTGGCGTGGCTTTGAACAAGAATTACGCAGGTATCGGCCACACCTACGTAGACAATGTAGGATTTCACGCGCCACAACCATACCCATCTTGGACGCTGGATTCGGACACATATTTGTGGGAGCCCCCCGTCGCGTATCCCGATGATGGCAAAATATACGAGTGGGGCGAAGACACGACTGCATGGGTGGAGATTGAATAATGGTATCGACCGCCACGACGATTCTTGGCCTCGAAAAGCAGGGGACCGGCGACAACTCTAATAGCTGGGGAACCGTCCTAAACGCCCAACTGGATCTGATTGAGGAGGCGGTCAGCGGGACCACCACAATCTCGCTGGCGTCCGGTGACGTGACGCTGACGACGACCGACTACGCGTCCAACCAAGCGCGGCCGAGCCATCTCCTTTTGACCGGCGCCCTCGGCGCGAGCCAGTCGGTCATAGTCCCAGCCAAATCTAAACTGTACTGCGTGACCAATTCGACGACGCAGACGACCGACTATACCTACACGGCGACTGTGAAGACATCCGCCGGCACCGGCGTGACGGTGGCGGCGGGAGGCCGGCCGGTATGGATCCGGTGCGATGGAACAAACGTCGTCGAGGTCAGCGGCCTGCCGTATTGTGCGATCTCGGAGGAGACAGAGGTCAGCCTCGCGAGCACTAATAATAAAACGATCCTGGCCTTCGCCTCCGGTGCGATAGAGGCTGATCCCTATTCGATGGCGAACGCCGGAACGAATGTGATCACAGTGCCGACCGGAGCCGAGCTGGTCCAAATTAGCTGCAACGCATTTTTTACTGGAACCATAGCCACCTCGACCACGGTCTCTCTGGGCATTACTCAGCAGAGCGGTAGCCCCGGATCCTCCGGGGGGTATCCATACGAGGCGGTAGCCCAGGTGATGGGTTCAGGATCCAGCTATACCCCGGCGACTGTCTCGGCGATGTTCCACCTTCCGAACAACCTCAATCAGGCTCGGGGGCTGGCTTTTTCATGCTACGGTCAACTCAACGTAGCCACTGCGGGGATCGCGGTTTCCGCGTTTGAAACCAACGTGGTGGTCCTGCGATGACGATCGTCGCCCTCCAGCCGCGCGCCGGGATTTTTACCGACGACGCTGAGGGAAGCAACGATCAACCGCTCAAGTTCGTCGACGGAAATCTGGTGCGGTTCGTCTCCGGGAAGGCCGAGACCATCGGCGGCTGGCAGGCCAAGACGGCGAGTCAATTTTCCGGCAAGGTTCGCGCGCTCATGAGCTCCAGCCAGTTGGACGGGACGCGCAATATTTTCGCCGGGTCCCACACCCACCTCCAAGTATTGACTGGCGGCACGATCGCCGACATCACGCCGGTATCGGGGAGCGCGGTCGCGATCGGAACCGACGGCGTGTCGGTGACCAGCGGCAGCCCCACGGTTACGGTAACCTCCAGCGGGCACGGATTGGTCGTCGGGCAGCAGGTCGTCGTGGCGGGCGCTTCAGGTACGGTAGGCAGTCTAACGATAAACGGCGCGCACACGGTGGTGACGTCAGCAGATTCTTCCACCTACACCTACACCGACGGATCAAATGCCTCGGCCTCGGCGACTGGCGGCGGAGCCAGTATGACCGGGCAGAAAATTCTAGAGCCGGGCGCCGCAATCGGCACTTTCGAGTATGGTTACGGGGTCCTCGGATACGGCGAGAGCACCTGGGATACAGCCCGATCCAGTAGCGACGTGATACTCGACCCGCGTGTTTGGTCGATCGAGAGTTACGGAGAGGACGCGCTGGCATGCCCCGGTGCCCAAGGCGCCGTGTACCACTGGGACGCGACAAATGGGACGACTACTCGCGCGGTCGCAGTAACCGGAGCGCCGCCGTGCAATTTCATCGTGGTCAACCCGGCCAGCCGCCACCTGATCACGTTCGGCGCGGACGGCGACCCGATGAAGATCCGATGGGCATCCCAAGGCACCCTTACGACGTGGACGGCGTCGGCGACGAACGACGCGGGGGATATCCGGCTCCTGGACGGATCGGAGATCCGGGCGGCCAAGCGGCTCAAAAGCGAAATTTTAATATGGACCGACACGTCGGTGTACTCGTTCCGGTACGTCGGCGGGACGTTTGTTTTCAGCCTGACCAAGCTTGCAGACGCAGCCCCGGTACTCGGGCAGCAAGCCGTCGCCGGATCAGATGCGTTCGCTGTCTGGATGTCCGACGGTCAATTCCAGGCATACGACGGGACCGTCAGATCGCTGCCGTGCCCGGTGTTGCGGCATGTATTCGACGCGGATCGGGGACCGGGGATAAACTTAACCCAGCGAGACCTAATCATTGGATTTAGCAACGCCGAGTACGGCGAGGTCGGGTTTTTCTACCCGTCGGCGAGCTCCGACGAAATCGACCGGGTCGTCGTCTGGAATTTCACCTCTGGCCCCGACGTCTGGTGGATCGGAGAATTGTCTCGCACCGCGTATATCGATCGCGCGATCGAGCTTCAGCCTACGGGCGTCGACGCCAACGGCACGGTCTACGACCACGAGATCCCTGGCGCCGGCGACAACGGTTCGCCGATTTCCTATTCGGTGCAGACAGGCGGCGCTTTTGTTCAGCAAGGCGAGGACCTTTATCACGTTCGACAGGCCATCCCCGACTTTGTGCTGACCGACAGCAACGCCTCAAACGCGCTGTCCTTACAGTTTTTTGCGCGGATATTTCCGCAAGGCCCGGAGACAAGTGATTCTCCGAGTTCTATAATTTCGACCACCGAGGTGATCGACACGAGGATTACCGGACGCCAGATCGCATGGCGCGCGAGCTCGAATTCGAACCAGTTGCAATGGAGGCTCGGGACGGTCAGATTTGATGTCGAGCAGCTGGACGCGGCGCGATGAGATTTCCTGATCCGCCGGCGGATCCGGCTCTGATGACCGCCTGGGCGACAGACCTAGTCCGGTCGCTCAACCAGCTGGTTGAAAACGACGC